ATTTTCAACAATTTTAAGTTCTGCAACATTTGAAGTATAAAGTTTATCAATAAACTTCTCAAACATTTTAGTGTTTGTTTTTTTGCGAACTATTACCTTGACAATTTTATTCTCATAATCACGAGTATCAAATGTCTGATAATTTGTATCCTCATAATGAATTATGTGATACATCCTATAGGGATTATTTACTGGAGTATGTTCTAATGTTTCGGTATCAAAAATATGAAATCCACGGGTATCATTCACATCATTCCAAAACATTTCATAAGGATTGCCCAAATAAAATACTGTTCCATTATTTGAGCGAGTATGATAATGTCCAGAAAATACTTTTACAAACCCATCAAATACTACGGAATCCATTCCGTCATCCATTGTATGTCCACGATAGGCTTCAAATCCATTCAGTTCTAAATGCCCCATCGCTATCTTACATCCGCTTTTTTTAATTAAGCGTAAAGTTTTTTCCTCATTATCGGCACATATCCAAGGAATAAAAAGAGTATTCAGATTTCCAATTTTAACTACTTCTGGATCACTATAAGTTTTAATATTTGAATAGTTTTGAAGAAGAAGTCCTGGAGAATTTACACTGTTTGTATTCTTATAATATGCATCGTGATTTCCCACAAGCATATGAACATCATATTTGGAAAGTGGATCCAATACAACTCTTTTTGTCCACTCCAAACTTTGATAGTCAATTGACTTACGACTATCAAATGCATCTCCTAAATGAAGAACTGTTGTAATACCCTCTTCTTCTAACTTTGGAAAGAATATGTTCTTATAAAATGCCTCAAAATAATCCTGAAAAAGTTTAGAACCTTTCCGGCAACCATAATGAGTATCAGTAATGATGGCAACTTTCATCAGTAGCGAAGTTTTGAGTGGATACCGTCTTTGATGGAATTATAGTCGGAATAATTACCGTTGTCAATAGTGTTGTCATCTGTAAAGACTTCACTGTATCCAGAACGTTCAAGAATTTTATTTTTGATTTCTAACTGACGCTTCTCTCTCTGAATACGACGGAGAAATGCATAGTGAATAATCTGAGTGAAATATGCAAAAGGATTCTGAGACTTCTCTGGATTGAAATTGTGAATGTATTGAACACAATTCTCAATGCCATCAGAAATCATATCTTCCTTGAACATATAGTTCACAAAATTTGGTTTGAAGGAAAGATGATTTGCAATCTTTAGAAAACAATCTCCCACATAACGGGGAATAATCGGTTTGGTATTCCAAGATTTTGATCTATCTTCTTTTGTTGGTTCTTTACCATACTTTTGGATAAAGGTAATTTCAACATCCTCACGATACTTAATGAGAGCAGCAAGAAACTCTTTATTATTAACGTAATGCTCTGACCTCTTTCTTTTGGCCATAACTGCTGTGCTTATCATAAGTTTTATTCATTATTATGTAGTAATTATAGCACGTAATCAAATAGTTGACAAGGTATTCAAACCTGTGTATAATAACCTTTGTGAGGGTTGAAAGATTGGTATTAGCTACTTTTAAAGATCTTCTCTAAGATCTCTTTGGCATCATTTACATTAGCAAGATATCCCATTTCCTTACTTATTTTTGACTGATTGGAATTATTTTTATCTAATTGTCTTATGTAAGATTGGTACAGAGATATCATCTCAATATCAAAAGATTCAGAAAGAGTTAATACATCACTTAAATTAATAATAAACATATCTTCTGTTGTTGTTTTAAGCCAAGGTTCAAACTTATATCCATACATACCCATTCTATTTTTAACTTCAGATATTACAATTGGATTTGAAATAATCAATAGAGTTCTATTATCCTCCTCAGAAGGAGCTACCTTGGCAAATATTTCTTCACCTGATTTTAATTTTACTGTTGCGTAAAAATCCTCTTCAATTCCCATCTTTCTTAAGTTGTATTGTTATTATTTCATAATTAAAATTCTCTTCATTGTAGATTTTAATTCTTTCAATGAGATGATTTAGAGTATAATTTTTTCTTGAGTTATATGTGCAGTCATCGGAAATATCATACAAGACTGCTTTTGTTTTATTTTTTCCTTTTCTCAGAACTCTTCCGATTGATTGGAGATTTCTGACTCTTGATTTACTAGGGGAAGCAAAGATAACGTTATGTAGATTTCTAATATTAATACCAGTAGAGAAAGTACCGTAAGAAGCAACAATAATTGCACTGTTTTCTCTTTCTGTAATCTCCCTTACCAGTTCTCTTTCTTCTGTATCTACACCACCATGAACAAAGAAGACTTTACGGCCACCTTGCTTATTATTATTTATCTGTTCAAAAAGTATTGCACCATGAGATTCTACTCTACTGAATAGCACAAGAGTATTTCCCTTTAAGTCAAGAGTAAGATTGGTGATAAATTTATTTCTTTGTTCATGAGAAATGAGATACTGAATTTCATCCTCATATGTTTCAAACTTTTTGGGTGGATGTTTAAGAACCAGACACTGAATATCTAACTGAGAAAGATGTCCTTGTTGCATCAATTCATCAGTTCTGGTTACTTTATATGATGGTCCAAATAAACCTTCCAGAACCCACTTATGAGTCTGTGTGCCATCCAAAGTACCTGTGAATCCGAATCTATGTTTTGCGTGATGAAGCTTTGTCATAATCTCAATGAGTGACTTGCTCTTGAATAAATGCGCCTCATCGCCTATAATAACACCATAGTCCTCAAAGAAAGAACGATCTAATTTGTATATTGATTGCCAGGTAGTAATTGTAACCGGAAATTCATTTGTCTTCTCTTTACCAGAATAAATTTTGTGACAGTATGACTCAGAATCCCAACCATAATCCTCAAAATCCTTGTACATTTGTTCTACAAGAGAAGTCGTTGGAACAACTAAAAGTATTTTTTCGTTCTTATCTACATAGTATCTCACTAACGAATAAATCATCAGAGATTTGCCTGATGCAGTGGGACTTATCAATAGCTTTCGATTATGTCTTAGTGCATCATATACGCCCTCTATTTGATACTGGCGAGGGGAATGAGTGCAAATAGATTGCATATAATCTTTGACACCTTCAAATGAAATCTGTTCATTTATTTCAAAGGGTTGTCCGTAAAACTTATTGTCTTCAAATCTATAAGTATAATTAAACTGCTCACAAAAACTTATTACTTTATCTAAAAGTCCCACATAAATTTGTTTGGATCTACAATCAAATAGGTGTATTTCTCCATTCCAATTTCTACCCCTATATTGGGGCATAAATTTTGCACCAGGAACCTCAAACTTGAAATGATCTCTCAGTTCATATTCAATATGAGGTTCTGTTTTTATTTTTAAAAATACTTCGTTGGATTTCTGTATAATAAGATCTGCTGTATCAACCATATCCTGCCTGGAATTTTATAAATTCTATAGCATTCTTAATTTGATAAGTTCGGTTTTGAATTACCTTAAGAATACTCTCAATATAATTTAGCATAGTTTCATAGTACTCAATTTTGAGAGATACTTGCGAAAGTTTCTCATCTGCATCCATATATTTTTGCAAGGTATCCTTATCTCGTATCTTTTTTGGAAAGGGATTTTCTACATAAACTTCTGGATCTGCCTTTCCAGTAAAGTATTCGTAACGTTCGTGGCGAATATTTCTCTTTTGCTGTTCTGCTTTCTTTTTTAGAAGAGTGATGGTATTATATAAATCATAATATTTTGAATGTAGGATGGGAATATTTAAAGACTCTGTATGAAGATTATCTGGATCAATCTTGGCATCCTCTACCCACATTTTTTGAATTGTATCAATATCAAGGCTCATAAGGATTTCCTGAAAGATCTACTATATTGTAAATAGTATACTTGAAGGATACGTCTGCTGTAAAGTATTGAACATCGGTTGCAGTGGCATCAAAGGATAATGTTGAAATTGAATATGGAAATAAATCTTTAAAAATTATTTGAAAATTTGGAATTAAACTACTTGTCAATATTTGAAGAGTGCCATCGGAATAAATGTCCATTCCTTTTTGATTATATCTTGCATTTATAAATCCATCATTCTGCAATTTATAAATCTCATCCAAATTTTCTGGATATCCAAGACCACGAATCCATTTTTGAATTTCCATATAATTTTCAAGATTCTCATCAACAAGAAATCTGAGATTTAAATCACCAAAAACTATTTTATCTCCCGGTTGATCAATATCCTTTAAGTATGTTGTTTGAACTGCAATACCAAGATTTAAATCTGGAATATTTGCTTCATTGCAGAAAAATGCAACCTTGGGACTTCTTTTTAATAGAAATTTAAACCCTGTAGGTGATAAAAAATTTCTATTCTCAATTTGTGTTGCCATTGTTTTTTTAAATATTTAGATAAAAAAAGGGGACCCTTTCGGATCCCCTTGAGAACTTTTGTGAGAAAGGCTCACATAAGATTTTTCACAGCAACACGTCTGTAGTAACGGTTTGCATTGGTTTGAAGTCTACCAAGTCCTTGAGTGGTTCCTTCTGCGAATGGGTTTGCAACCAGACCGTATCTGGTTTTAAATCCAATCTTGGGTTGGAAGGAGTTCTCACCAACGGCACGAACCATTTGGAGAGGAACATAAGGGCAGTAGAAAATACCAGCGTCATAAGGTGAACCACCTTTATAACCAACAACATAATACTGGTTACCTGGAGTTGCGTTAGCAGTGGTCAGGTTAGCAGAATATGGGTCGATGTAGACGCGGAATTTGCCCATCAAAGTACCAGCAAAAGTATTGCCAGTGTCATCAACGTTGAGGTTAGCATTGAGTGCAGGGGTATAGTCGAGAACACCAGCCATGGTGAGTGCTGAAGCAACGTCAGCAGAGCACATGATGATGTTGCCCTTTCCACGACGAGTTCTTTGTGCGATTGCGTTAGCATCACGCTCGATTTGGAAAAGAAGACCCTTGAACTTCTCAACTGACCAACGACCGTTGGAGTCAACGTCGAGATCGAATACACCAGCAGTAGCGGTGTTT